CCCCTTTGGAGAAATTTATGACGCATCGAAAGACGAAGTTCTTCTGTGGCTGAAAGAACAGCCGGAGCTTTTGAATTTGTTTGCTGACAAATTAAGATCTTGGGGTTGCATCACATTTGATAAAAAATCTGGTACTTGGAGAGGGGCTGATTATCATGATTGATTTTTTTATGGCGATGAACCCGCCGACGATAACACATCAGGAACATAAAGTTGCAATCGTAAATGGGAAACCGGTATTTTACGAAACACCAGAATTAAAAAGAGCCCGACAGAAACTGATTGGGCATCTGTGTAAATATAAGCCAGAAGACATGGAACCGTACCAGAAAGGGGTACGCCTGGTTACAAAGTGGTGCTTCCCGCAGGGAGAGAAACATAAGGACGGAGAATACCGGACTACAAAGCCTGACACCGATAATCTGCAGAAGCTGCTGAAAGATTGCATGACGACGGTAGGCTTCTGGAAAGATGATGCACTGGTTGCGTCAGAGATCGTGGAAAAGTTCTGGGCGCGCATCCCAGGCATTTACATCAAGATTGAGGAGCTGCCATGATGAATTATTTTAAATTCTTTACAGAGGTCTGGCGATTCTTCAAGAAGTATTATAATCGGCCAGGAAAAGAACAGGACTATGCTGAGAGCGTCCAGGAATGCTCTCAGCTTGCGAAATCATTCGGTAATGGGGATTTTGTAGACCGGGTATGCATTGCAGTCCTGGAAGAACTGGAACGCTGCTGGAAGGGCAGAGAGGAGGAGTAGAATGGAAATCATTGGAATTATCGTGTTTTGCGGGGGGATCATCTGTGCGGCGGCGTTGCTGCTGAACCGCCCGGAATGTGAGAAGGATCCGAGGGAAGATCAGGAGCAGATGGAATACTTGGAAGCATGGAAGAAAAAACATGAAAGGACGGACAAAGAAAAATGATACCGAGAAAATTTACTGGAGAAATGCTGAAAGGAAGAAAAGCAACGCTGGAACGCGATATAAGAAATGTGGCAGGCGTAGCGATAGGGAAAGGGGCGACAGTTACAATCACGGAGGTTGTGCGCGGAAAAGGGCTGACAATTAAAACGGAGAAATGCCCACATTGCGGACAATATTCATACATCACAAGAGTACAGAGAGAGGATTTAACACTGCTACCAAATGTATAGTAGTATTTTGTGCGCTGGTAATCGGAGCAGCGGCGTGGCTACTGAACCGGACAGAGCGTCCAAAGGATCCGCGGGAGGATGAAGAACAGATGGAATACTTAAGAGAATGGAGTGAGAAGCATGGTAAGACTAACGGAAAAAAGTGAAAGAGGATTATGGCACCTGAGAGGTGTAAGCTGGGAGCAGCTGCAGGAAGGTCATGTGATTACCAAGGATATGAGTCAAAAAATCTATGGAGCCCTTGCAAAATTGAAAGATTACGAAGAGACTGGGCTGGATCCGGGAGAGGTGGAAGAAGCAGTTCAAAGGCTCACACCATAATTTTGGCAGTAGTAGAAGTGTATTTGGGTTTAAAGAGAACAGTGACGATTGAAGATCGTGACGGAAATAAGACGTACATCCCGTCAAAAGAAGATCAGATCTTAGGAATGCTGGATTTTATTCTGGCAATGCTGATGATTCAAAATACTATGATCTTGTGAAAAAGTAAATGACAGCTAATATGAAAATACACAGGGAGGTGAAACCGATGGAGCAGTACAAAGAAGAGAATGACAGAAAAAAAGCATATTTAAAAAGATACCATGCGGCAGAATTGGCAGAAAAAGAGATTCGGGAAGAGATCGATGATCTGCGGATGAATAAAATGTTTCCGGCGCTGATCCAAGACGGGATGCCGCATGGGAGCAGTTGCATGGATCTTTCAGAGTATGCCGCACAACTTGATGAGCTGCTGACAGAGTTGAAAGATAAGATGGAGCAGCGGATCAGAATCCGGCGAGAAATTACGCAGCGGATTGAGGCAATGCGAGACGAAACCGAAAAAACGGTCTTGAGGCTGCGGTACATTCGCTGGATGAAGTGGGAGCAGATCGCAGAGAGAATGGGGTACAGTTCGGAACATGTTCAAAGAATACATAAAAAAGCATTAAGAAATTTTAAGATGTCATAGAATGTCATACTATACATGTGATATGCTGTAAGAGCCAGAGAATGGATAAGGGATCAACATTTCCTACACTTTCTTGCAAAACTCCTTAGATATATTTTGAGCGGCGGTCAGGTGTCACAGCCTGGCCGCTGATTGGGCGGCATCAGCCCGCGGAAAATGTCCGAGTAATCGAATGGTGCACGGCGCAGCTTGGTACCTTGCGCCACCTGGAACGTAGCTCAGAAGGAAGAAGCAGTCGCATGCTATTCGCATGAGTCGACAAGGGCGCAGGTTCGAGTCCTGCCGTTCCAACTCTCCAGTGGATGGAGATTCTCCGATTTGTTACTCTTATACAAGGATTCCTCGCAGAGATGCGGGGAATTTTTGCGTGCAGAAATGAGGTGAGCTTGAGTGACGGAAAAACAGAAAAAGTTTTGCGATGAATATTTGAGTGATTTGAACGCCACTCGGGCATATAAAGCAGTGTATAAAGGCGTGAAAAGTGATGAAGTAGCTAAAGCGGCGGCAAGCAGATTGTTAACTAATGTTAACGTTAAAAAATATATAGCTGATCGGATGGAAGAGATCCACAACGAGAAGACGGCGGACGCCCAGGAAGTAATAGAGTATCTGACTTCCGTGCTTCGCGGAAAAAGCAGTTCCACAGAAATTGTAGTTGAAGGAACCGGCGACGGCTGCTCCGAGGCACGAACCATCGAAAAGGCACCGTCTGAGAAAGAGCGCTTAAAGGCTGCGGAGCTTCTCGGCAAGCGATACGGACTGTATACAGAGAAAGTTGATGTGGCAACCGATATGGATCTCAACATCACGATTGACTACGGGGAGGACGATTCCGGATGAATATAAACGTCCAGATGAATCCGGGCTTCAAAGAAGTTGACCGTTCCCGGAAAAGATATATCGTTATGAAAGGCTCTGCTGGATCAGGAAAGAGTGTTGATACGGCGCAGAATTATATCCTGCGGCTGATGCAGGATCCGGGAAGAAATCTTCTATGCGTTCGAAAGGCGGACGTGACCAACAGGGATAGCACTTTTGCAGAATTGCAAGGTGCTATTTTTCGCATGTTTGGGGAGCAGTACAAGAAATATTGGCATATTAACAGCTCCAACATGATTGTGGAGTGTAAAATCAACCGCAATCAGATCATTTTCCGAGGCGTCAACGATGAAAAGCAGCGTGAAAAACTGAAATCCATTACATTCAAACGTGGCAAGCTGACGGATGTCTGGATCGAAGAAGCCACGGAAATTACGCAGGCGGACTTCGAGATCATTGATGACCGTCTCCGTGGTGAACTGCCGGATGGACAGTTCTATCAGATCCGGATGACGTTCAACCCGGTATCGGCGTACCACTGGATTAAGCGTGTGTTCTTTGACCGGTCAGATCCGGATGTTCTGACACATCAGTCAACCTACGAGCAGAACCGCTTTATCGATGATGCCTACCGAAGACGTATGATGCGGCGTAAGGAAGTGGATCCAGAGGGGTATCGGGTGTATGGCCTGGGGGAATGGGGCGAGGTCGCCGGACTGATCCTCAAAAACTATGTTGTCGAAGAATTTGACTGTTCACCGGAACGATTCGATTACATGGTCAATGCACAGGATTTCGGATTCAATCACGCCAATTGCATCGGTGAGGTTGGCTTTAAGGATGGTGATCTGTATCTATGCCGGGAACTGTACGTGTATGAGATGGACACGGACGAGATCATCCGGCTGGCGGAGGGGCAGTTCAACAAGCGCCTGCGCATGTGGTGCGATTCTGCGGAGCCGGACCGTATCAAGATGTGGCAGAAGGCGGGATACCGCGCAAAAGGCGTGCAGAAGGAGCCGAACAGCGTGCATGCCCAGATAGATTACCTGAAACAGCACAGAATCCATATTTACCCGTCCTGCGTCAATACAATAAAAGAAATTCAGCAATGGAAGTGGAAGAAGGATGAGCGTACCAACACTTATCTCGAAGAGCCAGTTCCATTTTTTGATGATGCCATGGCGATGCTTCGGTACTCCATTGAGGAAGAACGCAAGGCGAAACCACGGCTGAACAGAAAGGTGAAAGGAGGGATATAGAAGTGCAAACGAATTTGTATAGGCTGCCGTCGGAAGAGACGCTGACAGATGCCAAATTGAACGAATTTATCATGCGGCATTCCGGAGAGTGCGCATTTAGATACAGCAGGCTGCAGGAGGCCTACGAGACGGATTACCCGATCCTGCATGAGCCGTTAAAGCCCAAGTGGAAGCCGGACAACCGAATCATGGTCAATTTTGCAAAATATATCGTGGATACGATGAATGGTTTCTTCATCGGGCATCCAATTAAGCTACTGGTTGATGGTGGAAACGAAGTGGTTGAGAAATATGTTGAGTTCCTGGATCAGTACAACGATCAGGACGATAACAATGCTGAACTGTCCAAAATCTGCAGTATCTTTGGCAAGGGTTATGAAATGTATTATGTGGATGAGAATGGGAATATCGGTATTACATACCTGAGCCCGCTGGATGCATTCATGATCTACGATGATTCCGTGCTGGAAAGGGAACGATATTTCGTGCGGCTGTATTACGATTCGAATCAGATCCTTCATGGAAGCGTATCGGACGAGACGAAGGTCCGCTGGTTTACAATCAAAGGAAAATTGCTCTGGGATGCAGACGAGAAGATACACGGCTTCGACGGCGTTCCGGCATCGGAGTACGTAGAAAACAAGGAGCGTATGGGAATCTTCGAGCCGGTCCTTACGATGATTAATGCATACAACAAGGCGATCAGCGAGAAAGCCAATGATGTTGACTATTTCGCGGATGCCTATCTCAAGGTTCTTGGTTCCAAGCTGGAAGAAGACGATGTGGCGCATATCCGGGATGACAGAATCATTAATTTCGACGGGGACACCGAACGGTTGATTGTCGAATTTCTTCAGAAACCGGATGGTGATACCACGCAGGAGCATCTGATCGATCGTCTGGAAAAGCTCATTTTCCATATCAGCATGGTGGCCAATATCTCGGATGAGAATTTTGGCACCAGTTCCGGCATCGCCATGAAATATAAGCTGCAGGCAATGA